AAGTTGCTGAGTTCCAGATGATCACTTATATGAACTCTGGCATTCCGTTACAAGATCTTTATGATTTGAGTTTGCATCAGATTTACCAGAAATATGATACAAAAACAATGAACACTGAAAAAATAAATCAATATAAACATATGATTGGAGCTATGTGATGAGTAATGTTGGTGATGTTATTGATGATGATGGTGATTTGAAAATTATGACTAACAATGGATTACAAACCATTATGTCTAACGCAGTGCTTACTACTCCATCTTCTATTGGTGCTGTTGGTAATTGGAGTGCCCATAATGTTGTTACTGCTAATCAGGGTGTTGGTAGTGGTTTCACCATCAAAGTGAACCCAGACGAAATGCTCGAGAAATATGAGTTCAATCAATTCGTTGTTGAGCACAAAGTCCAAGAGCAAGAACTGTTGACGCTGAAAGAACAGAACGTCAACTATGCTGAAGAAATTAAAGAAGCCATGGCCAAGAATTGTGCTCGTGAGTTTATTAAGAAGCTGTCATTCTCTAAGAAGCATGACCCCGATACTTCTACCCACTCTTTCCGTGGTCGTGTATGGGTGTTTACCCGAGAAGAATTGGTTAGTCTAATCGAAGACGTTAAGCAAGGTAAAGTTTAAGTGGCAGACTGCATTATACTCGCTGGTGGAATGCATCAACATAACCATTATCCAAGAATAATGCGGAGCCTTGGACCATATAGAATAGCTTCTGCGTTAGAAAATGAAGGTTTTGACGCAAGGGTTATTGATTTCACTCAGTATCTCTCTATTGATGAAATCATTTCTGCTATGTCAAAAGTTCTTGAACAAGATACTCTTTGGGTTGGGTTCTCATCTACATTTTTCTGGGGATGGTCAGAAGATAAAAAGCAACGTTTGTATCCACATATCCAATATGATGATGTATTAAAGTTGTTTGACTATATTAGATCTCACAGCAAAGCAAAACTTGTGTATGCTGGTGTTAGAGCAATCAATGAAAACGATGATGAAATTGACTGCTACATCCAAGGATATGCAGATACATCTACAATTGCCTATACAAAATATCTGAAGTATAATGATATTAGTCTACTCGGTAAACACCACACAAGTAGTAATGGTAAGAGTATGGTTATCGTTTCTAATGATTACGAAGAACCTAAAATGGATAACATACGAACTCATTGGTGGAGAGAAGACTTTAATGTCTTACCCGATGAGTCTTTGCCATTAGAGATGGCACGTGGTTGTATCTTCAAATGTAAATTTTGCGGTTATGGACTACTTGGTAAAAAGAAGGGTACTTATCTTAGAGATGTTGAAGAAGTCAGAGATGATTTAATCCGAACATGGGAAACTACTGGATGCACTAATTACTATATCGTAGATGATACTTTTAACGATGACAATGATAAAGTTGAGAGCATACATAAATTGTTCACTTCGTTACCATTCAAAATTAAATTTAGTGCTTATCTAAGAATTGACCTTATCAATAAGTTTCCGCATCAAGCAGACTTACTAAAAGAAATGGGTTTAATTGGAAACTTCTTTGGAATTGAAAGTTTACACTACGAAAGCGCAAGAGCGATTGGTAAGGGTTTGCATCCAAATAAAGTAAAAGATCGTTTACATTGGCTACGAGAGAAATGGGGAGACGATGTTAAAATGGGTGCAGGATTTATTCTTGGTTTACCTTATGACACACATGAATACTTCAATGAACTAGAACAATGGATTCTACAAAAAGATAATCCATTATCTTTCATTGAGATCTACCCGTTACGTTTGTTGGGTAAAACTATGACGAAACGAAATCCGAATGCTTCTCAGTTTAATCTTAACCCAGAAATTTATGGGTATGAGGTAGATGATCAAAACTTCTGGACTCTTAAAAGTCAAGGATTAGATTACAAGCAGTGCCAGATTTTAGCAGAAGAGATGTATAAGAAACGTCACCCATTAAATAAACCTGCAGACTTTGCCATTCAACAGTATTTAAGTATGGGGTTATCTTTAGACCAAGTAAATGATACGTTTGATAATTTGTCTGCGAAATATATGTTTGATAATGTTAATAATTTTAAACTTAATCAGTATAAAGAAATGATTGGAGCAATATGATGATTGATAAATTTGGTGTTCAAGACGAGATCAAAGTCGAGTTGATCAAGAACACTCTGAAGACTCGAAAGATTATCGCCGTTGGTGGTGTTCCAGGGACTGGTAAGACTACTCTCTTTCGTAAGTATATGGAAGACAAAAGCTGGATCGAAACTACTCCAGCCAAGTTAGTAGTTGCTAGCTACAACCAAGATCGAGACTTGTATGTTCTGGGTAAGTACGATGAGGGTGAAACCTTTGCTGGAACAGATCGTCTTTCTATGGCTGTTCAACCTCCACTCCAAGAATGGATCGCCTCCCATAACTGTAACATCCTTTTCGAAGGTGACCGAGTATTCAATCAGTCTTTCCTAGAGTTTTGTATGGGTCTCCCGAATACCGAACTTCAGGTAGTCTATTTAAAGGCTCCACAGACCATGCTAGAGCAGCGTTATAAGGATCGAGGCTCCGACCAATCCGAGCAATTCCTAAGAGGGCGAGAAACTAAATATAGTAACATACTGTCTAATTTCGACCTGATGTCCTACATTACTGAGTTCAATAACACTAACTTAGAGGAACAATCGAAAGTCCTTGCACATTTGGAGAAGCAACTTAGTTAAGCAAGACTTTCTGGGAGGCTATGCATTTCCTAGAAACCGCCAACTACGACTGGATGGGTCTGCTCAACTTTTATGAGCGCCCATTTCGTGCTAAACTCATTCCAGCTAAAGTGTGGAAAGACCTAGACAAGTATGAAAATGACTCTCTAGGTCTTTCAAATTACGTCAAGAAGTGGCGTACAAAAATCGAGTGGATCGAACAAAAATCTAAGGCTAAAGTCTATCGAGACTTCATCGCCATTGGTGGAGAATACTCTCCCGAAGATCGCCAATGCACCTTAATCATCCATTCCAGAAAATTCAACTCTCATATCTTTACTCCAGAGTCATGGGATAGATTCAAATACCG